AATTACTATGAAAATTAAATTAGAATATGTATGGCTTGATGGTTATACCCCCGAGCCAAACCTTAGAAGTAAGGTTAAAGTAATAGACATTAAGAACGCTGAGGGAAGAGTTTCTTTGGACGATTGTCCTGAGTGGAGTTTTGACGGTTCTTCAACTCGTCAGGCTGAGGGTAAGTTTTCGGATTGTATCCTAAAACCTGTTAGAGTTTATGCTAATGTTCTCAATAAAGGTTACCTAAAATCATATTTTGTCCTTTGTGAGGTCATGTACCCTGATGGTACTCCCCATGAAACGAATACTCGTGCAAATGTTGGGTTCGAAGAACAAGACCTTTGGTTTGGATTTGAACAAGAGTATACCATCTACCAAAACGGTCGTCCACTTGGATTTCCAAAGAACGGCTACCCTGAACCTCAAGGTAAGTACTACTGTGGTGTTGGTAACGGACAAGTTCATGGACGAGAGTTTGTGGATAACCACATGGAGATGTGTATCAAAGCGGGTATAGATATCACAGGAACAAACGCAGAGGTTCTCCTTGGTCAGTGGGAGTTCCAAGTATTCAGTCAAGGAAAACTACAGGCTGGTGATGACCTATGGATGTCTCGTTACATCCTTCTTCAGATGAGTGAAGAGTACGGATTCAAAATTGAATTCCACCCCAAACCAGTTCAAGGAGATTGGAATGGCTCAGGGCTCCATTGTAACTTCTCTAACAAAAAGATGAGAGATGAAGGTGGTGAGGAGTACTTCCACAATATCTTCAGAGCCTTCGATAGTCGTCACAAAGAGCACATTGAAAACTACGGTTCAGAAAACGCTCTTCGTCTAACTGGTAAACACGAAACCCAATCCATTGATACTTTCAGTTGGGGTGTCTCTGACCGAGGAGCTTCCATTAGAGTTCCTTTGGCAACCTCCAAAGAATGGAAAGGTTATGTGGAGGACCGTCGTCCCGCATCGAATGGTGACCCCTATAAAATCGTTAGAGTTATTTCCGAAGCTTTGGACCTTGCAGTTCAAATTAATAAAATCAATCACACCATGAACTCCAAGATTGATACTGAAAAGGCTAAAGAGGCTTTGGCATACTTGGGTATTAATTGGAACCACTCTCAAGAACTTAGAGAGGCGGAAAAATTAGGCCCGGACGATGAGTAAACCCTATATCCAACAAACTCTCACCTATACTGAAGATGGTAGGTTAATGGACGAAACAGGACAAGCGGTAATGATGGATTGGGAACGCCCAATTATGGAACAAGCGGCAAAGGTCATTACCCAAAATGGTGGACGAGTTCTCAATGTAGGATTCGGAATGGGAATTATTGACACTGAAATTGAAAAATATCCCAACACCGAACATTGGATTATTGAACCTCACTTAGATGTCTTTACTAAAATGATGGATGACGGGTGGCACCTTAAATCCAATGTAAAAATCCTACACGGAGACTGGCAGTGGTTTCTTAAATACTTACCTAAGTTTGATGGTATCTACATCGACACTTGGGATGAACAAATTTGGGACTTCTTGAAGAATACACCGAACATGCTTAAAGAGGGGGGTATCCTTTCATTCTTTAATAATCCTCGTGGTGATGAGAAAGGATTACATATGTCTCAAGAAGAATATGACATTTTGTCACCCATATGTCAAATTGACTTTGAGACTATTGAGTTGAATCACATTGACGGACCTGATAAACAAACTGCAAACGGAGGATTTTATTGGCATCCCGATTGGAAGACCTATTATTGTCCTATCATAACTAAAAAATAGACAAACTTTTTGTAGTCTGTCGTAATAATCATAGTGTTGTGGTATTTATTAAAAAAACATTATGAAAAAAATCGATTTAAATTCTGGTGATAAGTTCCATTATTGGACTGTAATTTCTCTATCTGATTTTGAAACTAAAAAAGGGGAGAGATATTATAAATGTTCTTGTGACTGTGGTACAATCAGGGATGTCAGGGCAAGTACTCTCAAAAATGGGCAAACAAAATCTTGTGGTTGTTTTGTGAAAGAAACAATGTCAAATTTAAAAAGAATTAATATTCAAGGTGTAAAATTTGGAAAACTAACACCAATCAAGAGAGTTCATCATAATAATGGCAAACATTTAAATCATTGGTTGTGTGAATGTGATTGTGGTAATCACATTGTTGTAGCAACAAGTTCTCTGATGAAAGGTCAAAAATCTTGTGGTTGTATTAGGAAAGGTGAAAGTAACCATAATTGGAAAGGTGGCAAAATAACTACTCGTGCTGGTTATGTAAAAAAACATGCTCCAAATCATCCTAATAATATTATTGGTTATGTTTTAGAACATAGATTAGTAATGGAAGAAGTTTTAAGTCGATATTTAGAACCAAATGAAGAAGTGCACCATAAAAATGGTGTTAGAAATGACAATTCGATAGAAAACTTAGAACTTTGGGTAAAATCCCAACCTCCTGGTCAACGAGTTGACGATATGATTGTTTTTTGCTATAATTTCCTTAAAAAGTATAAACCACAAATTTTAAAAAATGAGTTTGAATAAAGAAATGGTCAATCATCCAGACCACTATCAATTTGGAAAAGAAAATACATATGAAGTCATCAAAGTCATTGAAGCTCTTGAAATGGATTTTCATCTTGGTAACACTTTTAAGTACATCGCTCGGGCGGGTAAAAAAGGAACGGACAAAGAAATCCAAGACCTGAAAAAGGCTCTTTGGTATTTAGAGAGAAAAATTCAACTTTTGGAATCTAATCGATGATTTTATATCTTCTTTGGGGTTCGATATTTGGAATGTTATTCCATTATGTTATGATTGTAACTCAACAAGAAGTTGAATTTACTGAAATAGTATTGGTGGTCCTTGGTTGGCCACTGATATTACTTGTTTTTGTATTTGGATTAATTAATGAACTAAGAAAATGATTGAAAATTTTACTAAAAAAATCCTCAATGGAGATTGTATTGAGGTTATGAAAACCATTCCTGAGGGTTCTGTTGACCTTGTTTTAACCTCCCCACCCTACGGAGTAAACATCGCATATGATGTGCACAACGATGATATGACACCTGAGGAGTACCTTAAATTCACCAAAGAGTGGATGACCGAGGCGTATCGGGTGTTGAAGGACGATGGTCGTATTGCTTTAAACATCCCATACGAGATTAATCGTCAAGATAAAGGTGGACGAGTATTCTTAGTCAGTGAGGTTTGGCAGACTATGAAACAAATAGGATACAAATTCTTTGGAATCGTTGATTTGGAAGAAGAGTCACCACACCGTAGCCGTACAACCGCATGGGGAAGTTGGATGAGCCCAAGTTCACCTTACATCTACAACCCGAAAGAGTGTGTTATCTTAGCCTACAAGAAAGAACACATTAAAAAAATTAAGGGTCAACCTCAATGGACAAACGAATGGATTGATGTTGAAGATGAAAATGGTGTAACCAAACAAAAAAAGGTTTATACTGAAGACCAAAAAAGAGAATTCATTGACTTGGTATTTGGACAGTGGAATTACTTTGCCGATACCAAGAGTATGACCAAAGCTACTTTCTCAATGGACATCCCAACCAAAGCAATTAAAATTCTGACTTACAAGAATGATGTTGTATTGGACCCATTTGCTGGTAGTGGGACTAGTTTGGTCGCCGCAGAAGTATTAGACCGTCGTTGGATTGGAATTGAATTGTCACCCAACTACACCGAAGTTGCTCGAAAAAGAGTTCAGGGGTTTATTGATGAGAAAAAACAACAAAAAATTAATTTTGAAAAAGATTTGGCGGAATAAAAATTTTGTTGTAGGTTTGTCTTGTTGATTAATAAAAACTAAAAACATGACCAAAACTCAACAAATCGAAACAGTCCGCCAGTTGGTTGAAGACTACTGTGCTCGGGAAATGTTCCTCACCCACGGATTCACACCCACGGATGATGAATACCAACACATTTTAAACATCGCAGAAAGTATACTTTGTACCAAATGGAATGTAGGTTACCCCGGTGGTAGTTTTGTTCAAGCTGTGGTGGAAAACAACCTACAACTTGCCGTATCACGGGCTGACTATATCAATCGGAAGTACATCCCCCTTTACATTGGGCTTTTACAGTCGGTGGAATGTCCCAAAGAATTAACTTACAATAGCGAAATCGAATAAGTTGAGTTTTTAATTTAATGAGAGACCTCTATCTGTAAAGGTGGGGGTTTTTTATTTGGGTCCATATTTATCATTATGAACTTGAGTAAAACCATCAAAAGAATTCTCAGGGAAGAGTTGAATAATGGTTTAACCAAATTTGAACGACAGAAAAAATTAATTAAAAAAATCTTGGATAGTTCATCTTATGAGGGGGTATGTGGTTACACCTTTACCCACGACGAAGACAATGATAGAGTGGCTAGTGTAATTGTTAATTTCTCCGAGGGATGGTACAGGTATAGTGATGACAGAAATGAATTGAATAGAAGACTACGAACGATTGGAGTAACCAAAATCGAGATTGAAAATAGGATAAGTAATTTTTTGGGTATAAAGAACCTTTATATCGGTTCTATTTTGGTTGATTGTGATTCAAAATTAAAAGAGAATGATGACTCAAAGAGTGTGTCTTCTGAATTTATTGAAAGGATATTCAGGTCTTAAATAACTGAAACTAAAAACACGACCCTCTTCTGAAGAGAAGGGGGTTTTTTTATTTCGAAACTTTTTAGTATCTTTGTTTATATGATTGACAACCTACATCAAATCAAGTCTCTGCTTAACTTCGAAAAGGAGGGGGACTTTTACATGCTTTATGTTTTGAAGCGTAAGAAAGACCAAACCACTGATAAGTCAAATCATCAATCAGTTAGAACGATAAAGACCTACTGTATTGAAAGTGTTGAGTATCTCGAAAAGAGGTATGAAGAGATTAAAGAACTTTGTGAGATGTTCAAAGCCAGAGCATACATTCATGTTCAAAAGCAAAGTCACCACGATGTGTCGTTGAACATGTTAGTTGCTTTGGCTGAGCGTATTCGTAACGGTCAACATAGCCAGCAACATTTATTTGATTCTGTCGTCGGTCAATTGAAAACTTTGGAAAAGCGATGGGTTATCGATATCGATGGAATATCAATTGATGGTTTTGCTCATGCACCTTTTTATAAAGAAATGCGTCGGTATATTAGTGAACTGCAAAGTGAAACTGGTAAAGAAGTTGAGATGACTTTCATTCCAACTAAGGCTGGATTTCATATTATTGCCTCACCTTTCAATCTCCAAAAGTTTAAAAAGCGTTATCCTGAGGTAGATGTTCAGAAAAAAAATCCGACGATTTTGTATATTCCAAATAGTTTAAATTGATTATGTTTGTTAAATGACTATTGAGACGCTTAATCGTTATTATGAAGATGGGTTGTTGTACAAACAAACTCATCCCACCCTTCCATTGACTATATGGAACTACACCGAGAAAGTTCAGTACGAAGGGTTGTGGGACGAGGTTACGGTTCAATGTAGAGGTCTTATAACTGAGAATACCACTGGTAAAATATTGGTTCGCCCCTTTAAAAAATTCTTTAACTACGAGGAGGTTATTGGTAAGGAAGTAATCCCTTCCAAGGGCGATTATGTTTACATCCAAGAAAAAATGGATGGTTCTTTGGGTATTTTATTCAACTACGAAGACCAATGGATTATGGCAACCCGTGGTTCATTTGCTTCTGAACAAGCAATCAAAGGTCTTGAGATTGTTAAATCAAAGTATTTTTTGGCTTCATGGTCAAAAGAATATGCCTACTTAGTGGAGATAATTTATGAAGCGAATCGAATTGTTGTTCGATACGATGAAGAAAAAATTGTGTTCTTATCCGTGGTTTTGAATGAGAGTTGGAAATGGGAACCAACGGACGACACCGAACTACACTGGACTACCGCAAAGATGGTTCTACATGCTAACGGTGTTGAAGAAGATGATTTGGTTAAAACCGAACAACATTTCAATTTCTCTGATGAGTTATACAAGTCGTTGAAAGAAAAGAACGAGACCAATAAAGAAGGTTTTGTCCTTAGATTCCAACCTGGTAACTTCAGGATGAAAATCAAGTTTGAAGAATATGTTCGTCTCCACAAGGTCATGACCAATCTTTCAACCACTGCGGTTTGGGAGGTATTGTCATCGGGTGGTAGTATGGATAGTATTTTAACTCATGTTCCTGATGAATTCTACCGCAAAATCAAAGAGTATGAGAAAGAATTGATTATTCAGTTCAACCAACTTGAGGAGGAATACCAAAACCACTTTGATTCAATAAAAGGATTGGGGATACGAAAGTTTTTTGCACTAAGTGCACGAATGTTTAAACATCCAACAATCTTATTTGCCATGTTGGATGGTAAGGATGTAGAACCAATCATTTGGAAATTAATCAAACCTGAGTTTCGTAAGTTGTAAAATATTTTATATCTTTGTCTTATGAAAATTGTATTGGAAAAAGGGCAAGGTCTGTTTTTCACATCAGACACTCACTATAACCACGGAAACATTTGTCGTGCTACTACCAATTGGGTGGGTGCTGAAAACCTGACCCGTGATTATAAGTCCTTAAACCACATG